GACGTTCAAGCACTCCGTAGTCGTTTGCAACAAACTTGTCAACGATCTCTATGTTTTCGATTCCTACCGCAACGATAGCCTTTTTCAGCGGAACAGCTTTTTTGATCGGCGGATATTCGACGAAAAAGGTCAGATCGTTCATATCCTCCTGACTGCCGAGCCACTCGACTATCCTTATCGGCAGTGAAACTATACTGTCCATTACTCAACCTCCACTATTTCTCTGATGATCGCCCAGATATATACAACCTCATTTTTGACATAGACCTTTTCACAGCGGTCAACCGTGAATTTTTTTCCGTTTGACTCAACGTGACAGCCGTCCGCCTCGGGATCGTGATCGGGAGGACCGATGTAAAGATAGTGTCCCTGACTGTTGAAGCCGATGACGGTATTGACGCCGTTAAGATACATTTTGTTCTTGTATCTCAGCGGCTGAATGAATGCGCCGAAAATCGGACTGCTCCAGCCGTCATCGGTCTTTAAGGTTACCTCCTGACCGTATTTTTCAAACATTGATTTAACCGTCATATCACATCACCCTGATCTGATTAAAAGCGAAGCTGTCGTCCCGACAAAGCGGAATGATTTCAAGCATTTTCTTTTCATAAAAGTCCTTAGCTTCACTCAGAAGCTTTTCGGTGTCCTTGTTTTCCTGCTCAATGCTTAAATCGCCTGCCTTGAAGCTTGTGACGTTCGCTTCGCTTGCAAATGAGCTTTGCCTGAGCAAAAGCTTGTAGCAGGCAAGACCTGCGGCGGCGGAAACTATCCGGTAATCGTTTCTGTCAGCGTCAGGCTTTAGCTTCGCCTCTATCTCTTTGAGACAGGAGCGGCATAAAGGAAGAATCTCTTCTTCCTTGTATGCCGAAATGTCCGTCAGCTCACCGAGATAGTCTTTTACCTCCCAGCAACTCATTCTGACGGGATCTCTGACTGATCCTCGGTTGTGGTTGTGATCTCGGCAGGAGCGAGAGTCTTAACCGCGCCGGGAAGAATCTTTGCAAAGCCTGTGATCGAAGTGATGGCGATCTGCTCAAGCTGTCTGTCAACGAGCTTGCCGTAATCGGTCTCAACATCACCGACCTTGACCATTTCAAGTGCACAGCTCTTGTCAAGACCGATCATCATTGTGTTGTTTGTGACGTGAGATGATTTGATGAGATTTGCGCCGAACGGTGTAATGAGCTTGCCTGTGCCGTGGAAATTAAGTCCTGCGGCGGCGTCTCTGAACTCGTTCATCTTGAGAATGGTTGCCGTTACTCCCGGAGAAGCGAGGATCGTGTTCAGCTCATAGGGAGCGAATTTGTTCCAGAAGTCGATTAGATCATCGTAGGTGTATTCGTCTGCGGCGAGAGCGCAAGCCTCCGCCTTGTTCTTTCCGCCGTCACCGTTGATAAGCACGTCAACTGCGTCTGCCATAAGGCTCTGAGCGAGGTATGCGCCGATTCTCTTGAGAGCGACGGAAACAACGTCAAGACGCTGAAAACGAAGCACATCGTATGAGGTGGTTATCATTCTGCCTCTTTTCTTGAGACGGATAGTTCTGTCGCTTACCTTAAAGTTGGCTGTTTCAAGGGTATCGCCCTCATTGAACACCTTCATTTCGGCGTTTGCCGAGGTCATCTCAAGGTTCATTGCACGGTAATCGAGAGAGTCGATATTCGTTGTAGCGGCGATAATGTCGGGCAGAAAGCTTGCCTCGTCCATACCGTAGCGAACGGCTCTTGAAACGTATTCGGGGAAAAGAACTGCAGCGTCGCTTGTCTGGAAAAACTTGCCGACCACCGAGCTGTCCGAGCCCTGAGGCTTGATGCCGAAACGCTTGAGCTGACGCTGATAAGCGTCAAGCCCCTCAAGCTCGGTGCCCCTGTAATTCTCGGAGGGATCAAGGCCCTCCAAAACCTGTGTAAAGCTACGGCCTGTGCCGTACATTCCTTTTTCAAGTCTTAAATTGTCAAAACCCATTTGTAGTCCTCCTTAAAATTTAAAATCGTTGTTTGTGACTGTTGTTTTGTCTTTCTTCGCTTTGAGCTGAGGCGAGAGGGGAATGACTTCCTCCGCCTTTTTTCTGAAAGCGTCCCTGATCTTTACAAGCTCCTCCGTTTCGACCGAGGAGCACATCTTTTCAATGCTTTCGCTTGAGAGAGAGGGAACTGAGAGAACGGCATACTTGGCGGTTTCCTCCGTAAGAGAACGGCGGTAGACCGCACCGTCCTTTGCCTGCTTCTCAAGCTTTGCAATGTATTCGGCAAGCTGTCTTGACTCGTTTTCTCCGAGCTTGACGGGATTGCCGTCTTTTATTGCCTTGATACAGTTTTCCATTGATTCAATCTCCTTTATGTAGCTTTTTGTCACACCTGCGTTTACCTGAGCCGGAACTGCGACGAAGGACCATTCGTAAGCGTCCGAAATATCGGAAAGGGTGCAGTAACAAAGCTTGCCGCCGTAGGTTTTGCCCTTGATATGATTGCACTGACCGTGCCTCATATCGTTTCCGCACACGGAACAGGTGAAAGCTCCGACGGCACAGCTTACGCTGACCTCCTTTTTTATTCCTGCGTTGATGTCGCTTATCAGGTCGGAATTTTTTTCGGTCAGAGGAATGTAAGCCTTTGCCTTAACGCAAAGGTATTCCTCGCCGTCAGCCGTCCTTTTACCCGGAATTTTCACACATTCGGCTGAGTAAATCCTTGCGCTCTGATTTGCGCTCTTTGGATTGTGGTCGAATATGCCCGTCACACCCACAAAGAGCTTTGCAAGCTGCGCGAGTGCGTCGGCGCTGAAACGTTCGCCGTCCCTGTCGATTTCGTTGTCGCAGAGAATAACATTGAAGCTGTAAACCTCGTCGGCTTTCAGCTCCTTAACGGTGAAGCGGTTGATCTCGACGAGATCATCTTTCGTCAATTCGCAGGGTGAAATGTTTCCCTTGTATTCCTTATTCAACTGATTTCAACTCCTGTTCGATCCTTTCACTCTGAGCACGGTAAAGACGTGCTTTTGCCAGCTCGACCTCATCCTGAAGCGTGATATCGTCCCACTCAACGCTGAACTGTTCGTTCCTGCCGTTTGTCACCATCCAGAATCTGCATATTTTTTCAATGACGGGTGTGAGCAGTCTGCGGTATGCCTCAAGCTCGCTTGTCAGCACGTCTGCCTGCTGAGAGGACATTCTCTCGGTTGACGACCAGCTCAGGCTGAGCATGAACGGCGGCAGTCCCGTTTTCGCAACGATCTGTTCGAGCATCTGACGGACGGGAACCTCGCTGTCAAGTATCTGATTGTCTGCACCGATCGCCTTAATGCTTACATCGCCGACTGCGACAAAGTCCCTGAGCTGACTGCCCGGCTGCATCGCCTCGCTCCACTCACGGGCGACCTGCTGTGCCCTGTCCTTGGCATAGGCACGGTCAACAACATCGTTCTGCGGCTTGTAGGTGACGGCGAATCTGACATTGCCGACCCGTTCCCAGTTGATGCCGATCGTGTTATAGATCTTCATCAGAATGTTGCTGACAAATGGAAGCCCCTTTAAAAGCGAATTGCCCGTAAGCTGTCCGGCTTCGGGGTTGAGCACCGACAGAAGCACAAGCTGAGGATATTCGACAGGCTTCGCCTCGGCAAGCTCACGCACACATACAACGGTTGAAAATCCGTCGTCGGCACGTCTCAGCTCAACGTCGTCAAGCTCGGCGTTATAAAGAGCGGCAAAATTACCGTCCGAGTCTGTTATCATCTCACCGACCGCCGTTCCGTAGGTCAGAAGCTGTTCAAAGTAGGTGGACAGGAACGAGTTTATGCCCTGCTGACCTGCTCCAACCTTGACCTCGGACAGAAAACGGCGAAGCTCATTTTCACATTCCTTGTTGTCGCAGTCGATGCGAAAGCCGCCCGTCAGTCTGATGATCTTGTAGATTGCGGCGTCGATAATGGGGATAGCTTCACGTAGCTCACGGTAAAGCTTGTTCTGAACCGATGAAAGCGGTGTGTAGCTGTCAAGAAGACTGAAAGGATTATTCTTGTAGGTTTGCGGTGCCGAGACCGCAGTTTTTGCAGCGGATAATTTCTTGAATATTCCCACTGAAATTCTCCTTTCTTTTTTACGGTGGGAGAGCGTTTATCTTGAAACGCTCATTACAAAAAAGTCATTTTCGGGCGCATTCAGCGCTGTTGTGACGAAGTATCTCAGATCGTCCATTGCATGGTCATTTTCCTTTCGCGGAGCGTCCCGAACTGCTTTGTCGTCCCACTTGTAAAGCGAAAATTCACGGAGCGTGTCCTTACATTCGGGTGAAAAATAGATTTTCCTCTGTTTAAGGGCATCCGAAACCTGCCGTATGCCGTCAACAACGTCGTTTTTGGCAGGTATCACCGTGAAACGGCCTTTTCTGCGGATACATTGGATAAAGCTTGCCGCCGACGGATCAACAATGACAGCTTCAATATCAAGTCCGCCTGCAAGCTTTTCCAGCTCATCATAATGCTCTGCGTCCGTCCTTTGCTCACCCTTTTTTCGTGAATCGTAATAATACTCACGGATACGGTACCAACTGCTTTCGTATTCACCCCACAGACCGAACGAGCAGGGGTTGACCGTGCCGTAGTCGCAGGAGATGAAAAAGCGGTTGAACATCTGCGTTTCGGGAGGTGTCCTGACGTGGATTTCCTCGCTGAACATCGGGTAGACGACACCCTGAGCCGCAACCCATTTGCCCTCCACAAAACGCTTGTAAAATGCGCCTGAGTAAAGACTCTCGTACCGCTGTATTATGTTGGGTGTGAGTGACGGATTGTCACGCATTGTGAAGTGAAGATAAAGGCAGTTCTTCTGCTTCGCCTTGAGGATCCATTCACGGTAGAACCAGTGCATGGGATGCTCGGGGTTGCAGTTGAACCAAAGCTTTGAGCCTTCGAGAGAGCATCTTGCGATAGCCTGCTCAACGAATGAACGAGGCATCAGAGCCACCTCGTCAAGCAGAACTCCGCCGAGCGTCATTCCCTGAATAAGAGCCGCAGAGCCTTCATCCTTTCCGCCGAAAAGGTAATAACGGTTGACTGTATTCTGATAGGTCATTTCGATATAATTCTGCGACGATTTCAGATTGATTGCGAAGCCGAGAGAGGCTAAAATTGGACTCAGGGGAGTGATAACATTCCTCTTGAGTGATGCTATTGTTTTTCCGCAAATCGCAAATGATGTGTCTGAGAAAGCCGAGAACGACCAGGCAATAAAAGAAAGTGACATACAAACTGTCTTTCCCGAACGGACTGCTCCGTCACATATGATAGCGTCATAGTCCTTCTTGTCGGAATTCTGACACCACCATGTCATGACCTCAAGCTGTTTTTCCGAGAAAGAGCTGAAGGACGAAAGTGCGTTATTCAAGCTTATCATTCCTCAGCTTTGCGGCGCTGTTTTCGAGCGCCTTGTAAAAGGGGTGAGCACATTCGTCGTCGCCGAGAGAGCAAAGCTGTTCAAGATGCTCCAACGCCTTGATGCGGTCAAAGAATTTAATTTCAAGACCGCCTCCCTTGGAGCGCTTGATCTCGCTGACATTGAAAAGATCGAGCTTTTCCGTTCCGAGCAGGGGTTTATCGTCGGAGTACGCCAGTCTCACAGCGTCCGAAATATTTCCGAACGCAAGCTGACGGTAGCCTGCGATGATCTCGTCACGGTTGATCTTTCGCTTTTTATCAAGCCTCTCGATCTCTTTTTTAATGTCGCTCCTCTCCAATAGGGCAAGTCCGTGCTTGCGTGACTTTAGTCCGTAGCCCGCCTTTGCGGCAGAGGAACGTGCGTCCCTTGTCTGAGAAAAGAATAGACAGAACAGTCTCTCTTTTTCTTCAAGTGCCATAAATACTTCCTTTCTTTTTATACGGTTAACCGTTTGCGAGGGTTGCCCCTCAACCAAAGACAAAAAAAGAGCGATCCATAACAAATAGCTGTTATAGACCGCCCAAAAAGACTGTTTGTTTACAATTTGTTCATATTTAACCATAAAAAGTTGCTGTCAAAGCTGATTGAGAGGGCAAATTAGATGTTAGATTGTAGACGTTAGATTTTAGATATTAGATATTAGATTTTAGACAATAAAACTTTAAAATCTGATGAAACTATGCAAGGCTTCCCCTTGAGGGGAAGCTCCGCCGTAGGCGGTGATGAGGTGGA